GCTGATTGTAGGATAAACTGAACTAAAGAATTGTTCTGCTACGTTGGAAGGAACATATGCAAACTCATCAAGGAAAATAATATTATATGAACCACCACGAACCGCACTAGCTGAAGTAGAACTTGCAAGAATTTTTGAACCATTTTCTAGTTCCAAAGAACCTTTGTTCCAAGACATTACCCCTTGTTGCAACCACTTAGGTAGGTGTTCATATGCAAGTTGTAACCGCCCTAGCAAGTCTCTAGCGGTAGCTGCTTTGTTAGCGAGTATCGCAACATTGACCGATGGATTGAATAGGACATAATGAAGTAAATATGCTATAATAGTTGTAGATTTACCAGACTGTCTAGGAAGTTTGCAAATAGTAAAACGGTTGTTGTGAAATGTACCAACCATTTCTTTTTGAAAGTCATACATTTTAAATGGAACTAGACCTTCATCTAATGACACAATCATAATATAGTTTTCTATAAAATATTGAGGGTCACTCATACACCTAGCGTACTCTTGGACTTCTTCTTTTGTCCACTCTTGAGATACGTTTGCTTTTTTAAGGTTTGGGTTGCCTAAATAATTCTGTTCCATTGTTTATAAACCTATCTTTCAATTTAAAATGTTATTTCTTTTCCTTTAACATTTTTTGTAGTTCAGCAGTTGAACCAACATATAGTGCGTTGTTTACAGTTCTTGGAGCATGGTTCGGCACTTCCTTCAATTTTCTCATCTTCTCTTGCAGTTCTCCAAGTTTTTCCGTAACCTCTGCAACTTGTTTGATACCATTAAGTGCAACTTCATAAGTTCTTGGGTGTTCTGATTCTTTTGCAAGTTCTAAAATACCATCAATAGCATCTTGACCTCGTTCAATTAGATTATATAGATTTTCTCTTTGGTACTTATAATCATTGTCAACATCCTCACTAGTAAGATTTGAATTTTTAGTGGCCATAGATGTAAGAGTAGAATACGCCGGTCTTTCATAACCGCTAGCGGTTGTTTTTTCAACATAGGTTGAATCGGGAATAATCTTTTCTATAACACCTAAAGTTTTATCAAGTTGCAACGTAGACTCTTTATTCATCTGAACCTGATACTGGATTAAATTCTTTTGCATCCTCAAAGAAAGATGTAGTTTCGTTGAATCCAAAATCATCATCTGCTGAAGCACTTTCTGGATTTGATGTAACTGTAAGTCTTTGTTCTCTCTTAGGTGAATTAACTTCTAAGTCAGTATACTGATCAACTTGAACAGTCTTGATAACCTTACTAGAAGTAACAGGCCCATATAAATAAAACTTTGCAGTAAATGAAAGAGTGTATATCAATGCTCTACGAGTCGTAAAGTCTCCTTGATAGTTATCTTCATACGAAATAGAATTTAATACAATTGGAACATCTCTTTTACTATCCATAGAAACATTATCATTAATTGTTAATGTATAGTCTGGTTGAAAGTATGGAAGAATCTGTTCTACAATTTGTAATGCATCATCAGATTGTTTTGCCATAATGTATAGTTCTATTGATAGGTTATACGGCACAGGCATATATTGTGTATCTAACTGTTTAGCTTTTGCACCTTTAGCTTTTCTAAATCGTTGAACACGATTTAATTTTCTTGCTGAATCATACTCCAAGTTTTGAATTTCAAATCCAATACGAGGTAAAGTAATTGCAACTTGTTTAGTTAAGTCTGCATCTTCATTCAATCGTACTAAAAACTTTTCTCTCGGCCCATACGCAAGAGGAACTTTCATAGATTGATTTATGTTTCCAGAATTATCTTTACGAACAAGGTTGATATTGTTAAACATTGTTCCAAAAGAAACAATAACCTTTCGTATACTTTCGTGATAGAATTGTTGTCCTAGCATAATATATTTTCCTTATTAACTAATTGTGTGACCGTAAAGTGTAAGTACAAACTGCCCTGCGTTATATACAGCATCAGCAGCATCTGTACCACCCTCTACTAAGTAGAAGAAATCGTTTGCAGTTATTGCTGGTGTAATATTTGACAGTTCTTGTCCAGCAACCATTCCACCAGTATTAAATAATTTAGCAGTACCACCAGCAGCATCATATTCAATATCACCAGCAGAGTTTGTTGCAATATCAATATCTGTATTAAGTGTACCACTTGCAACAGCAGGTAACTCAATACATGCTAGTTCTGCTCTAAATACAATACCACACGTACTTACTACATATCTTCCGATAAATGCATTACCACCAGCTGGCAGACCAATAACATCATTTGCAGTAGCACCTTTACCCCCAAGAGCAGTTAGGTCAAAATGAATTTTTGTTGTGATAACACCATTTAGTGTACTTCTTCTAGTGATTGGAGCAAAACTTGTTGCGATTGCACCAGCACCATGTTCAGTGTCCAGTGGCAAAATACCATGCAGAATTGCACCTTCTAAAACAGGTGCAGTTAATGTTTTGTTTGTAAGTGTGTCTGCTGAAACTAGAGATACTAAACTTGAACTAGCACCAGTAGGCAATAAAGAAGTGTTTGTTGCGCCAGCAGAATGTGGTTGTGATTGAAGTGTTTGTGCATGAGCATTATTAGACTCACAATAGAGTAATATTTTTGAAGCTGCACCAGTGTTTTTAAGATCAATAACACCACCAGAAACGAATAAGTCATCGCCAACTGTAAAGTCAGCATTTGTTGTTAATCCTGTATTGTGTGCATGAGTTAAGTTTATATCTTGGTCATTACCAAATACAATTCTACCGGCGTCTGCGAGAAATATATCATTAAATCCTAATGAAGTAGTACCTATGTCAGCGCCGTCATTAGCATCTGGAACAAAAGCAGTTTCTGCCGTGATTGTATTAGAGCGTATTCCTGATGTACCGTTATCAATTGCACCAAATCCTGCAGCGATTGAACCAGCACCTAAAGCGCCTGTAGTAACAAGACCAGTCATTGTAGTTATAGAGTTTTGTGTTACAGTTGCGACTGTTCCAGTTAAGTTCCCAACAAATGCTGTTGATGTAATACTTGTTCCACCAGTAACTACACCAGCATCAATTACAAGAGCTCCATCAAGAACAATCTGTTGACCACTAAGAGGAGTAATTAATAAGTCAGTACCAGCAGTTGAACTTAATGTATTACCATTTATATTAAGATTATCTACTTGTAATGCAGTAAGTGTACCAACACTAGTAATAGCAGTTTGGGCTGCTTGTGTAACTGTTAAAGCAGTACCAGAAGCGTTTCCTGTTACGTTACCTGTTAATGCACCAGCAAATCCTGTAGCAGTTACTATGCCAGTACTTGGATTATATGTTAGTGTGCCATCAGATTCTAGTCCTAAGTTACCACCATCAACATCTCCACCAGCAGTAAAGATAAGAGCATTGCTTTCGTTTGTAGATTCGTTGTCTGTAATGGTAACTGTTGTTGCTAATGTTGCAAGTCCTACCGCAATATTTGCTGAACCATCAAAAGAAGTTCCACCGATAGTTCTAGCAGTTTCTAGTATGGTTGCTTCTGCAGCAAGTCCTACCGCAATATTAGCAGAACCATCAAATGATGTACCACCAATAGTTCTTGCAGTTGCTAGTGCAGTTGCAGTTGCAGCAAGTCCAGAAGTTGATTGATTACCAGCAGCATTTACGCCGGGCAGATTGATATTTGCAGAACCATTAAACGAAACCCCACCAAGAGTTCTCGCAGTCTCAAGCGTAGTTGCAGCTGCAGCAAGTGCTACAGCAATATTTGCAGAACCATTAAATGATGTACCGCCAATAGTTCTAGCAGTCGCAAGTGTTGTTGCTGTATCTGCGTTACCTGTAACATCACCAGTTAAATCACCAGCAAATAGTGTTGAAGTCAATAAACCACTACTACTATTAAATGTTAGGTTCGACCCACTCTTGGGAGGTAAATCGCCTGTTGCAGCAGTTGTAAATAATGGGAAACAAGTAGTGTCACTTGACTCATCTGCTACGGTAACAGCAGTACCAACAGATGCTAAAGCAACTGCGATATTTGCAGAACCATCAAATGATGTTCCACCAATAGTTCTGGCCGTTGCGAGTGCAGTTGCGGTATCTGCGTTACCTGTAACATCACCAGTTATATCACCAACAAATGCTGATGACGTAACACTTGTTGCACCAGTAACTACACCAGCATCTATTACTATTGTGCCATCAAGAACAATTTGTTGTCCTGATAGTGGAGAAATTGTTAAGTCTGTGCCAGCCGTACTGGTAATTGCATTACCATTAATATTAATATTATCAACTTGAAGTGCAGTTAGTGTTCCCACTGAAGTAATTGCAGTTTGGGCAGCTGTAGCAAGAGCGCCAGTAATTGTCCCTGTTGTTGTTAGATTCTCATTACCAAAGGAAATTGCACCAGAACTATCTGTAATAGAACCAGCAGCTATAGCAAGAGTTCCAGCGTTTAAAGTAGTTCCTGTTAGAGTTGTAATCGTTGCCGAAGTTTGCGTTCCACCAACTACACCTGTAATTGTTGGCGCAGTTAAAGTTACTACTGATGCGGTTGCACTGATACCCGTAGTTAAAGACGATTCATCCCCAATTAAAGTATAAATCTCTAAAAAGTTATCGTTGATTTTATCAGAGGCTACTCGTAGAGTATCCCCTGTTCCATCATTTGCCTCAGTACCTAATCCAAGTGATTGATTTGCCATTAAATTCTCCTAATACTATTTATAATCATTTAGGATCACCAAATGGATTGGATTCACTAAAGTCCAAAACTGTGGCACTTTGTGCGCTAAATAATTCGTTCTGTGCAGTTTTATCTGTTATATAGTCTCCAACAGATTTAGCATCTTCTTGTAATAAGTACTGTGAGTCACTACTATCAGCTGAGTTTTCAAGCACAATACTACCACCTCCAAACGATGCAGCATCTTCACCTGCACTAACTGTTGTAGCATCTACAGTAACATTAGTTATATCAACAGTATATAAATCACTATCAATAGTTAATGATTCACCAACTTGAGTACCTTGTTCTAAAGTAAATTGATAGATTAAAGCATCTGTCGATAGTTCATCTTCAATTGCATCAATGTCTGCAATACCCGTATCAATAACTTCTGAACTGTAATCATACAGACGACACCTTAATTTGTAAACTGGATTGTTGTCCAGTTGATAAAATGGCTCATCGTGATCTACAAAATTAACTTGAAACATCTTATCAAGTACAGGGTGATATACTACATCACCTTCGTTTGGTCTATCTGCATCTGTCGCAGATGTATCTTGTATAATGTAAAAATTAGAATCGCCTGATGCAGTTGACAGAGTAGATGAATTACCTGTCTGATTTATTGTTGCTTCTTCTAATAATATAGAACCGCCAGAAGTTGTATCTGTCGCGGTTTCTATTTGCATCTGTCTGTCTAGTTCTTGAAATCTTATTTTGTTAACAACGAAAGTAACTTCGCTTAAATTTTGTAAACCAAATTGACTCATTATTTCTTTTTCACCAGCAAACCCACCTTCAGAATCTTCAATGTACATTTCTATAGGGTGTTGTTGTGTAAACTTAGTTAGAGAATCTTCTCCAAATACAGTATCTTCTGCAACTGATGTACGGTCAAGATAATAAACATCATGGCCATAAATCTGTATTGCTTCTTTTATAAGATTACTATAAAGAGATTGTTCTGTTGCTATCGCGGCGACATTACTTGTGTGAAAAAATGAGTTAACTGCCATTGGTTAACCTATCATATAATTGATTGGTAATTCAAATGCCAATTGGATTTGTTCTTCTAATTTTTCTAATTCTTCTGTTGCTTGACTGAATATGGTTTCACCATTCATGGTAACACCACCCAACATTGCAACTCCTGAGAACTTGGATAAGTTTGCGCCCCACTGTCTTTTGATAAGTGCGGTTGCATATCTCTTTAAATAAATATCATCATAGATATCTGTAAATGAATCTGGGTCTAATTTTCGATAACACTCAATAACCATATAGTCTACATCAGCAGTTACATCATTTTGCCAATCCATATCAACATAAAGACGGCCCTGATGTTGGTTAAAACGAATAGGTGTTTCACCAACAAGAATATGTTCGAGCAAATCTAAATTCTGCATTGTCATTTCGTATTGAATAACAGATGTTGATGAGAAATCAAATAGGTCGTTTAATCGTAATTGATAGCGAATATCAAACATACTACCGCCACCACCTGTGTTAGTGAATGGAAATACTCTTGTAACAGATACCACAGAGTTTGGAACGGGAATCCAATTGTTTCCTTCGCTCCAAGTTGCAGTTACACTGGTATCCACTATATCTGTTGCAATAGCGTCTGAGTTTCCTCTTGCGCGAGCAACATCAGCTGATGTTATGAGATGTTTAAGATACATTCTTTCAATACCATCATAATGATATTGTGAGAAGTATTGAAGTGCTTCGTCTAAGCGGTCATCTATCTGATCGTCTGAAACATTGATATCGATAACACCGAAACCTAGAGCTCTAAGGCAGTATGTTTTTAATGTCGCTTTTGTTGATGGTATGGCCATACTCTTTCCCCTTTATACATATTTATAATGTTTAAGGGTTGCACCATTAGGTGTTGTAATTTTAACTTTCATTATTCAGTACCTTCTATCTAAGTTCTGCCCAACCAAGACTGTTCCCATTATTTTGGCATATGTAAGTTGATCCAGCAGGAACAGTCGCAGAAATAAAAACCTTATGAGCTGCAACCGCTCCATCGCCACCAACTTGTCCAACTAACACCGATCCAACTGTAAGTGAAACATCCAAACCATTTCCACCACCACCAAAAACATTTACTTGAATAGGTCTTCCTGTACTATTGGTGTAAGTAGTATTTGCATTCCTACTTCCTGATACATCAACCCAAGCTTGCTGATAGCCGAAGATGCCAGTGCCATGAGTCATAATACTAACTCTAAACGCAGTAGTAGATTTGGCTTC